CATTATTTTTCCTGTGATTGTCCTACGCTATTATCAGAAACGACTGTGCTACCTGTAGCGGAATTATATGGACTGTTAGCATGGTAGTTACTTTTTATTGTTGTATAGCCTGATTGATTGTATAATATTTGGTCTTCTACAAACCCGAAATTAATAACAGAACCTCCAACTAATAATCTTCCATAAAGTAAAGGAACGGGAGCCCCTTGTAGTGTATTATTTTCAGGTCCATCATACAAATAACTCTTTCCTGCTTCTGATGGAGACTCTGGAGTTAAGTAACCTGTAACACCACTCATACCTAAAGTTGTTCCTACTACTTGGACGGCTCGTGTTGCTACTGCATTCATTGTTTGTATCTTTTTTAGTTCTGCTGCTGCTTCGGTTGCTTTAATTTGGCTACCTGAAAAACTACTATTTGCTGCTACTACTTGCGCTTCTGCGGCAGCTGTACTTTCTGCAAATAAACCATCAACAAACCCTGCACCATAATAAATTAATATAGCTCCTAGTATTACTTTAAAAACATCACTAGCCCCCGCACCTGCAGCTACTGGAGTTATAATTACTATATTTTTAGGTGGGGCTATCATTGCGTCTACTGTGCCCTCTACTAAATCTTCTCCATTTTGAATTGTAAAATCTATTCCTTTTTTTGCACAATCTGTCAAATATTCTTTAAACCCTTCTGTCTGACAATCTATAAGACGTAGCATATCACGAAAATTAGATACATTCATATCCCATTCCGCTCCAAACTTATCTCCTATTTCTCCCATTAATTTAACGTGGGTCATAAATTTCAACTCCTTTTTCTGGGTATGATACAATTAAAAATGGTATACCCAAAACTTTTGCAACATCTTTATCATGCTGACTTGGTTTACAATTCTGCATGTAGTGACTATGGACTACATATTTTATTTTTGAAATTAGTTGATACTTTGCGAAAGTCTTTGGGTCAATTTCAAATTGATTTTCTCCCAAAAATTTATTTTCACAAGGAATCCATTTCTCTTCTTTATTCTGTTCTATTATTAACCCACACATCTCACGTGGAGCTTCTTTCTCTGCATGAGAGAAAATTTCTTCTATAAACTTATTCAAAATTCTTAGACCCCGGAAAGCCTCCAAAAGGTAAAACTCTAAAAGTATTTACTGAAGCTTTTGCTCTCGAAGTAGCACTAGTTACACTTATTGGATTATACCCAAAACGTTTTCCACAAGAAGATAGCCTTTTACCACATTCATCAGCACGTCTCCAAAATTGTGTAAAGCCTGGAGTATTTCCTGTTGTTGATACTTTAGCTTTCCATGTAAAGTTATTGTGGAGTACTATTTCGTTCAATCTATCGTCAGTATAAACTTTATAAGAAGTACTCGCATTATAAGTGCTATATACTCTTATTGCATCAAAATTAGCATTAGACTCCGAAGGAGTACCTAAAGAGGATTTTGTTCCTGTTACATTTACAAGCCAGTACTTTACTACGTTGGTAACTGCAGATACATTTCCTAAGTTATCTATTTCTCGTGCTGATTCTCCTGTAGTTTTTATATAACTATTTATATCGAATGAAGTACTATTAGAAGCACTAGTATAATTAGTGTAAGAGTCAGAAGAGTTAAATATATACTCATCATCTAATGTGACGTATACTTTTTGAACCACACTATTATGTGTAGAAACTTGAAAAGTTCCTTCTGTATGCCAACTACATCCACCACATTTTGAAGCTTCTGCTAAATCTGGACTAGCTCCTTGATACTGCCATGGACATGCATTTGCTACTATTTGTCTTGCAGGTATTGTTACGCCTTGTAAATCAAAAGGAGAAGCAAGTTCAAAAACTATAGCCATATTATCTTTGCTCATTATTTTAGCAATAGTCCAAACTTGTCTAGTAAATTCTACTGATTGTACTCCTGAACCTGTGTCGGCAGACTCTCCTTGTAAGTATTTTTTTAAAGTTAATCTTCTTATAAATTTTTTACCAATTAAACTGTCTATATCTGTAGTACCTATTAAAGTTGTAAAATTATTTCCTATATTAGAAAAACTACAAGTAGGTCTAGTTATGGCTCCTGATACTTTTATATCGAAACCGTCTGCAACTACAGGGTAAGGCGCATATGTTCTTAACTCAGTATTATCTGTATAATCATACATTTGCAAAGAAGAACCGTCACTATCTTCACCAGGAGTTACATATGAAAAAACTCCTGTACTCTTTTCAATTTCAAATAATTGTATAAGAGGCGAAGCCTGTGTTTGTGACTGTAAATCTTGTATAATACTCATGACTCGTAAACTCTCCTAAAAGTTGCTGTTAAAGTGTAAAAATTATCGTAAGACCATGTTTGAGACCATTCAGAGCAAACTACTTGAATACTTCTTTCATTTCCACTAGAATTAGTATCAGAAATTACATATGCAAAAGCAGTTACTGCCCCTTTAGTTTCAAAGAAATCAACAATATCGTCAATATCTGCTTTTGGTCTATTTGCAAATGATAGACCAAATTGTTGTGGAGTATTATTTATGCCGTCCGCAATTCTATGCTCATACCCATCCCCGAAAGTATTTAAAAGTATTTTTGGTTTGTTTGTTAAAGTTAGTCCTTTATCTGGTACTACAGTACCTAGTGAACCTCCTACGTTGAATCCTATTGCCATAATCTATTAATAAGGACTTAATTGTCCGCCTGGTCGTTGTTGTTTTTCTATTTCGTTTTGTACTGCTTGAGCTATTGATTGCCCCATTGCTACCATATCAGCGCCGTCTGAAGTTGTTGAAGATTCTCCAGTTGTCATGTTAATAGATACATTAACATTTCCTCCCATGCCTCCACTTACTGGTATTGATTTTCCATCAGGTAAAGGTACGACTGCTTCATTTCCATGCATAATTGCAGGATAGCCTTGCTTAGACCCTGAGAATACTCCGCCGCCTGCTGCGTAAGCTGGCGTAATACCACCTTTTGCAAATCCAAAGAAAGAGCCTATAGTTTTTAAGAACTTCATGCCACCACTATCTTGGTCAGACCCTATTCCTATATCTCCTGTCTGGTAGCCCATTCCTTTTTGGATGCCATCTATATGAGCTTGTCTAATAATTGATGCACCTTTTTGATAACCTTCTAATTCTTTATTGCCAAATAAGAAGTTTGAAACTCCAGTAGCCATTTGCTCTGATATTTGTTTTGAGGCACTTTCAAAAACTCCTTTTGCAACATTTGCTAATCCTTCTGATAAACTACTATTTTTTCCTGTCATTAAAGCATCAAAAGTTCCTGCTAGTCCTGATTCTAAGCTATTTTTCATAGCTTGCTGTATTTGGTATTGTTTGTCAAGATTTTTTTCAAGTTGTATTCCTTGAGCCATTAGTAAATCTAGTTTACCTTGTTCCATTTGTACTTGGGCATCATCCATTGTTAGCCCTTTCTTTTTTAACTCGTCTAATAAAGTTTGTTGGTTTGTTTGATTTAATATATTCTGAGCTCTGGCTCCTTGCATTTTTAATTCTTTGGCTTGTCCTTTTGTAGCTCCTACCTGTAAAAGAGCTAAATTAGTTTGCACTTTAGTCTTATCTTTTATCATGTCCATTTCTATCCCATGAAGTCTTTTGGCTTCAGCAACAACAAGCTTTCCATATTTTGTCATAATTTTGGCTGCTCTGTCATTTTGGGCTTCTTGTGCATTCTGTTGGTCTTGTCCAGTTGTACTTGCAATAAGCTCTGCACCTGCAGATAAAGCTTTATTATCCTTATCAATATCTTTCAATTCTGCTCCTGTTAAAAATGTTTTTAACATTGACATTGTTGCACCGTCAAATACCTTTCCACCTGGCGCAAATTTTATATCTACCAAGTTTTTTGCATAAGACTCTCCTAACCCGTTTAAAGATTCTCCTACTGCACTAATATTAGTCGTTAATCTTGTTAACTGTGTTTGAGGCGCTTTAAAACTTCTCAAAGCTTTAGAAAAATCTTGTGCAGAACTTGACATTATTTGAGTAGTTTGTGCTAATCCTTTCATAGTATTTTGAGCTATTGTCCCATCTTTTTCAATTTCTTTAAAAACTGTAGTTAAGTTTTCGAAAGCTCCAGAAGATAAAAGTGTTTTGTTTTCGTTTTCTTCAAGAGCTACATTTATTGCTTTTATTATCTTTTCATGTTGCTCATAAGCTGCCCCACTTTTTGTAAGTAAAGTTTGTTCGGCTATAAGAGCTCTTTTTACTCCTTGTAAACCTTTTACCTGGTCGTCTGAAAAATTACCGTATTCGTATTGTTGACGGCCTTTACCATCATTGTTATCATACGTAAACAAAGAACCAAACGTTTTTTGCATCATACTTAAATTCTGACCTGATACTCCTTCAGAAAACCCTGACATAATAGTACTAAAGTCTAGATTTGTTAATGCTTTGGAAGTAGCTAACATATTAGCTAGTAATGTATTGTGAGTTTTTAAGCTATCTATTGTTTTTTCTAAATCTTCAGCATTTCTTGAGTATAAATCTCCAAATACTTGTTGTGCTGTTTTATACTTTTTTTCTGCTTCGTCTGACTTATCCATAAATTGTTTAATAATTCCAAATAGAGAAATCAATATACCAGCATATCCTAAAAATGATACTGCTTTTGATAGCCCTCTACCTAGAAATTTCATGGTACCTACAAATCTGCCGTACTCTGCTTGCATAAGGTACAAAGAGCCAATAAATTTATTTTTCATCCTATCTACGGCGCCGCCTTGGTCGGCTTGCATCTCTAAGTTATGCGCTTTTAATACTAATACCATTCTTTTTGATTCATTTCTTGTAAATGTTGTATAGTCTAAGAATTTAGATTTTTTTGCTTGTAAAGACCTTTCAAAGTTTTTTAATTCTTGTTGAGTTTGTAACTTGCCAAATTTTGCTTGTCCTGCTTTATTTAGCATTCCTGTTTGCCCTACTCTATCTCTCATTCCCTGTACTTCATTTCCTAAATTCATAGCAGGTACACTAGGGGTTATGGCCTTTAAAAGACTAGTACCTGTAAATACACCTATACCTGCTGTTGCTAAAGTATTTTGTTGTAGAGCAGTGGCCATAAATTCTGCCATAGGACCTATTGCTCTTTTTAATGAGTTAACTAAATCATCAAAAGCTTTCGCTAGTTTAGTAAGTTGATTAGTTTGAGTTTCTACTCCTCCAAACTTTTCGAGACCTTGTGCTAAAACTTCATTAACTACTGATTGAGATTTCTCAAATATATTTAACTGTTTAGCGCTTTTATTTATAGTTAATGCATATTTTTCTGCTGCAGTTTCTAGTCTTAAAATAATACCTAATTCATCTAATAGTTCTGGTTCTGCTTTTACAGCACCTCTTACTAATCTGTTAAATGAATCTGTTAAATCTCTTCCTAACATAAGGGAAGCATTTTTTGCAACAACACCAAGTTGATTAATTTGTTTTGCAGATAAACCCGCTGCTGTACCAATCGCTACTGATTGAGCAGCTTCTGCAAAAGCTAACTGTCCATCTGTAGCTGCTTGTAGTTGTCTTGTTAAAATTGATAAAGATTGCCCAGTTCTTGTAGCATATTCAAATTGTCCTTGTTCTAAAATCCTTAAGTCACTAGCACTTTGTAAAAATCTAAAAGCTGCTCCAATAGCAAATATATTAGCCGCTAAGGTAGCATATGCAGGTACAAGTCCACCTGTGATGCCCTGAGCCATCTTTGAAAAGTTTTTAGTTTGGTTTGATGATTGACGTGATGCGCCTTTAAAATTACGGTTTAGAGTTGCTTCAGAACGGCCAAGCTTATCAACAGCTTTACCCGCTTTTTTAGTTTGACCTTCAAATATTTTAAGAGTACCGTCATCTCCTATTTTAAAGATTAAATCCGCTACATTAATTTTCTTTTTTCCCATTTTACTTTTTTAGATTTGCAGAATTTATTCCGCCTTTTGCTGTATTTTTTGAAGCTTTTCTTTGCCTTTCAGCTTTCTTATTAATAGCACCAGAATTTCTAGCCTCTATATGCTTAATAAAATATACAATAGTTTTTCTATCTTGTACTTCCCATATATCTAACATAGTACCGAGTGCAGACATATCTTTCCCCATATAATGTCCACTCATACCTTCGACTCTATCGGGCAATAAATCATGCACAAAAAAAGCCACCTGAACTTCATAAGGATAATCTCCTATTTCGGGTGGCATTTCGTCTGGGTCAGGTTCAATACCTTTTTGGTCACATATTTCTAAATAAGTGTCCATAGGTATTTGTCCTTCTTTATAATGTTTATCTAATAAACCAAGTATCTGAGTTACTTGGTCTTGGTAAAATTTTCCAGGTCGCCTGTAACTTCAGTTACCCAAGTATCAAAGTCAGCTCCATTTTTCATTAATGTTTCTGCATTTTCTACTGAGAACTTTAATTCATCTTCAGGTTCTTGTCCACTTATATCTACTAATAGAAGCTCTTCTAAGTACTTATATTTGAGTCCTTTCCACCCTTTTATGACTGCTTTACAGTATTCTGTTAAAAATTTATCCTCATCAAGAGTCTCTTCGAAAGCTCTTGTTTTTCTGTTTAATTTTTGAGATACACATCTACTTCTGAGTTTGATGAGTTCTTCTCTTGCTAAGTAACATAGGTCTACTGAAAATCCATTTAATGTTGGATAGTCGACTGTTACTGTTTTACTTGGAGTTAATAAACTCGCTAGTGATACGTTTTGTTTTTGTTCTGTCATTCTTTTTTCCTATAAAATAGGGAGGGACTGTGCCCTCCCCGTTAATTTAATTATTAAGTTACTGCAGGTCCTACAAACTCCATTGTTATTTCGTCTGTACCGTCTACTGATGTTGGTAAAGCATGGAAAGTAGTTTCTAAACTTACGATATCATCAATTGAATGTGTTGGTACTTCTAAATGACAAGTTGGTAAAGTCATAGTAATTCTTGGGGTATTCCCTGTTCCGCCAACAACAAATACTAAGTTGAAGTCATTTGTTATTACTGAAGTAGATTCAATAATATCTTCAAATAAATCTGCACTTGAAGCTCCAGAAGCTGGGGTATTTAAGTAACAAGTAAAACTACCTGAAACATTCCTTGTTCCTGTAACGTGACCTAAAGGTTGATTTACAATACCTAGAGTTTCAGGAGTTAGGAAACTAATATTGTTACCAATAGTAACGTTTCCGCCTGTTAGTGTTAAACTGTAAGCAGTTTGAATGTCTCCTTCTGCAGTTGCAGTAACTGCTAAATCTGTTAGTCTGTTTCTAATGAAATTATTAGTATCAGCTGCTGCTGTTCCTTCTGAAATATCTACTGTAGGTAGTGCTGTTGCTTCAGTAATAATTTGACCAAAACCAGACCAGTTTGCTGTTGCAATGCCATCAATATCAAAATCAATTGAAACTTCATTTACTACACAGTCTGCAATTTTGTAAATAGTTGG